GTAATACTAACATATCAATGGATGCTTCGGCTAATGGTCAATTAATGATTGATGGTGTTGGTTACCAAGGTGCTATTGCTTTAGATGAAAATGCTATGCACATTTACCATAATAGCTCTAGTAGAGGTTTAGTTCTAGGAACTAATGAAACAGCAAGATTAACTATTGGTGGTAGTGGTGATATTACAATACCAGGTGCTGTTACATCAGCACAATTATCAGCCGCATCAATAGGTATAACTGGCACAAATGGTACAGATGGCAAAGGTATTTCATTATATGGTGGTGCTAGTAGTGGCGAACCTACATATGGAATGATGTTCCAACAGACATCAAGTTATGGAACAATGGGTTATGTAACTCAAGATTGGGCAACCTATTTCACAATGAACACAAGTTCTAACAGAGGTTGGATTTTTAGAAAAGTTGGAGTTGGTAATGTAGCATCAATAAATAATGATGGTAAGGCAACATTTGGCACACCCTCTAAATTTTATACTAACGATTCTGAATTGTTTATTGAAGATGCTGGTACAAATGCAGTTCAAATAAAAACTGGTGCTGGTGATGAATTATATATTGGTGGTAATAACACATGGCAATTTAGAGGAACAACAACTGGTCAAGCACAATTAAATTCAGCTGGTTATTTTAATGTTACCTCTGGTGCATCAAACTATGCTGGAATAGAAATGTATCAAACCGATGGTTCAAGAATTGGTTTTTTCTATGGTGATAGTGGGCAAACATCAACACCTAATATTGGTATTTTAGATTCAGATGGTAACTGGGCAGTTAGATGTAGGAGAGACATTTCTGTTGATTTAATAGTTAATGATGTACAAAAATTTAATGTAACAACAGCTATAAATTATAATTATCAGCCAACTTGGATTGAGGGTGGTTCAGCTAATTGGAATGAAACTACACCAGGTCAAACAACTGGTTCTTTACATCTTAACCCTGGAAGTAGTACTGACAATTTCGGTAGTGCAATAACATTTGGTGCATCTGACCATAGTAGTGGTACTGTTGCAGATGCTGGTATATATACTAGAAGTGATGGAAGTTATGGAACTAAAATGTATTTTGCTACAACCGACAGCTATGCAGCTGGTTCTAAAACTAGTATGATGATTGACTATACTGGTAATGTAGGTGTTAACACAACAACTCCATTAAGTAAATTTGTCGTATCAGAGGGTACTAACCAACATGGAATTGAGTTAGCTCCTGGCACTTTAAGCTATATACAAGCGTACGATAGAGCAACTAGCACATATGGAAACATGACAATTGATACTTATCATTTAAGATTCGGTTTAAATAATGGTGGTGAAAAAATTAGATTTACTGAATATGGGCAAATATTAATAAATGCACAATCCTCAGGTTATGGTTCTAATAATTATGGTTATAATCTTGGTGTTAGAGGTAACTCAAGTCAAGCTTATATATCTATTGCTAGAGATACACAAACACTAGACACACAAGGAGTGATAATAGGTTTGGATACAAACCATTCTTATTTTATTAATAGAGATGCTTTACCTATTGAATTACATACAAACAATACTGTAAGAATGCATATACATGGTTCATTAAATCGTGTTGGTATTGGCGGTGATGCAGTTTCTAGTGCTGGTGTAAATAACTTTTTAATGGTAAAAGGTTCTTCACATTCTGGTATTGTTCTAGTTGATACAGATAGTGGTGCTGTACACGAAATGTGGAATGATGGTGGTACTTTAAATATGTGGGATAGTTCAGTAGGTTATAGAATTAGATTTTATACCAATGGTAATGCTCAAGCATATAATGGTTGGACAGCTGATTCACTAGGCATAACGGGTTCAAATGGAACTGATGGTAAGGGATTATCACTTTATGCGGGTTCAGCATCAGGTGAGCCAACTTATGGAATGATGTTTATGCAAACTGCTACTTTTGGCGGTTATGGTTTAGTAAATGGAAGTTGGGCAACTTACTTTACTATGAATAGCGACACATCTAGGGGTTGGATTTTTAGAAGAGCTGGTAACAGTAATTGTGCGAGTATTACTGCTGGTGGCGATTTATCATTAAAGGGTATAATTAGTTTTCCAGATACAAACATGAGATTATTAGGAACTAGCAGTTCATATTTAAGAATAAAATCTGGTTCGGCTAGTGATTCTGGTATTGAAATGCAAGACACAAGTGGTAACGTATTGGGTTATTTTTATGGCAATACTAATCAAATGGGAATGTATAATAAAGAGGGTTATAATCTTTTCAAAGCAACAACTGGCGGAAGCGGTATAACAACTATTTACAGAGGTGATGGAATAACAAAAATAGAAGCTGGCGATAATGTTAATATATATCATAATACTGGTAATTCACAGTTTAGTTCTAATGGTTATTTTTTCGCTCAATCATGGATTAATTTAGCCGCTGGCACTGGTATATATACAAGTACAAATGGCGGTCACTTTTATGGTAATACTAGTGGTACATATGGAGCATGGCGAACATCTGGTAGCAGAAATGGTTATAGTGGTATTTATGATAATCATTCGGCTACAAATGTAAATATGATGGATTCTAGTGGAAATGGTGGTAATTATCATTCAACTGCTGGATGGCACTTTTATTATAATAGAACAAATCTTTGTTTAGCGATTGGTAGTTCAACAACATCTTCATCTTATTCTTTATATGTAACTGGTTCAATTTATTCAACTGCTGATGTTATTGCTTATTCGGATAAAAGAGCAAAAGAAAATATAGTTACAGTTGATAGTGCTATTGAAAAAGTAAATAAATTAAGGGGAGTTTATTATACACCTAAAGAGGGTGATGATAAATCAAGAAAAGTTGGGGTTATTGCTCAAGAAATTTTAGAGGTATTGCCAGAGGTTGTAACACACGACAAAGAAAATGATAGATATGGAGTTGATTATGGTAAAATTACTGGTTTATTAATAGAAGCTATAAAGGACCAGCAAAAACAAATTGATAAATTGACTAAATTTGTAGATAAATTAAATAAATAAATTATGAATATAGAATACAGTTTTAGAATTGATGGTATTGACATTGCACCAAAATTAGATAATCTTGACAAAGTAATTACAAGAGTTGGATTTTCTTATATCGGTAAAGATACAGAAAGTGGTTTTGAAGCAAACTTTTTTGACAGATTAGATTTTATACATCCTGATGTAGAAAACTTTACACCTTTTGATGATGTTACAGAGAATGAATGTATTAAATGGGTTGAGGATAAATGGACAAGTGTTGACATGGCAAAAAAAAGTATTGAAGGTCAAATTGAATCGCAAATTAATCCAATGTTTAAATCAGTTGATAAACCTTGGGGTGAACCAATGATTGATAAACCTACTGAATAACAATGGCTGGAGTTCCAACATCAGGCGATATGTCAATGTTAAAAGTCGCCAGAGAACGAACTGGCTCTGGTTATGAGTCAAGTATTACAATAACACCGCCTATATATTTAGCAGATTTATCAAGATTGACTGGTGGTAATGCTAGTGGCTCAGGCAGAAGTTATCCAGCTGTTAACTTAAATAATCAAGCTGACCAACGACCAGATGGTCAAAATCCACTAAGAATGGAAGAGTTTAAAGGTTATCAACAGAACTTGACACGAACTCCTTTTTACTATGTATATAGTTCACAAAATTCAAATAATGCTTGTCAAGCGGCATTACCATTAGGACCATATTTTCACACAGATGGCAATAATTTATACCCAGATAATTTAACTGGTATCTATACTGCTTATACAACACAAACTGGAACAACACCAGTTTCAAGTGGATATTATGCTGTTTATGATTCTTTTTTTAATTCAACTGGTAAATGGATTTATGTTGGTTCTAATGGCGCTATAACTGGTGGTGGCAGTTGTTAAAATAATTACTAAATTTGTAATTAATTAAATAAATATAAAATGAGCAAATTAGAGGAAAACGAATTAAAAGAATTAAGGGAATCAATAGCAAAACCAAATCAAATTGCAAATGAAATTGGTATGCGAGTAATTGCATATAAATCTATTGACAAACTTGTTGATTCATTTACTGAGGCAAGTAAAGAGCAACAAGAGTTAATGAAATCTATTGAGGAAAAACATGGCAAAGGTTCTTTAAATATTGATACTGGAGAAATCACACCAATTGAAGAATAATGCCAGTTTTAAATGCCAGTAGCTTTTTATTATTAAAAGATACAACAGTTATTGGTCATTCTAAAAGCACATCATTTAATGTTAATGTAGATACACCAGAATCAACTACAAAAGATAGTTTAGGATGGCGTGAAATTATACCAGGTGTTAAATCTGGTACAATAAATTGTGAGTGCTTAACTGATTATTCTAACAGCTTGAATTTTGATGAAATTGCCGACATGATTATAACTCGGCAAAAAGCAGTTTTTTATTTCAAAGATACTGTAAACACCAAATTAATAGTCAGAGGTGAGGGTTTTATTGTATCGGTTGATGAAACTGCGGAGTTTGAAAATGCAACCTCTTTTAACTTAGATATAAATTTAACTGGTATATTTACAGTTAGTGATGCATCTGAGGGTAAGACATGGGATAATGTCTTTGAAAAATGGGAGGATATTGCTACAAACTGGGAAAATGTATAAATATTTTATTTGTATATTTGTCTTAAATTAATAATTAAAAAATATAAATTATGGCTACTGTCGGAGTATTTAATGGAACTAACTTATTACTAAAATTTGCCGCTGATGGTGGTTCACCAGCATCAATCGGACATTCAACATCTTGTTCACTTTCACTATCTAATGATTTGCCAGAGGCAACTACTAAAGATAGTAGCGGATTTCAAGAGGTTATTGCTGGTGTAAAAAGTGGTGAAATTAGTTTTGAAGGTTTAGTTGCTTATGATGATGCAAATAATGCTATTGAGGCGGCTGATTTTCTTTTAGCTAGAACAAAATTAGATTGGTCTTTTGGAACTGCCGCTACTGGGGATGAGGTTTATTCTGGTGAAGGTTTTATTAGCTCAATTGAAATGAGTGCCGAAATGGAATCACCAGTATCTTATTCTGGTTCGATTACTGTTACTGGTGCAATTGCTAAATCAACTAACTAAGAAAAATAACATATAATCTAAAGGGGTATAGCTTAAGGAAACTATACCCTTATATATATATATAAATTATGGCAAACAAGAAACGAGGGTACTACACCCTAAAACTAGGTGGTAAAATGCGAACTATGCATTTTTCAATGAATTTCTGGTCCAACTTTACTGAACAACTTAATATTTCACTTGACCAAATAGGTGAGGTTTTTGCTGGTGGTATGTCTATAAAAGGTATTAGAGCTTTGATATATTCTGGCCTTTTAGCACATGACCAAGAGCAAGGTAATGATATTGATTACAATGAATTTAAAGTTGGAATGTGGCTTGAGGATTTTGATTCTGAAAAATTAAATGATGTGGTAAATGCAATGATGGAATCAAGAATTTTAGGTAATGACTTAAATATGGGAGTTGCTAGAAATATTAAAAAAACCTCAAAACCTACAAAAGAGGGAAAGTAACAACCCAGCTGACATGGGATAGTTTATTAGATTATTATATTGGTCAAGCTGGGATAATGCCAGATGTTTTTTGGAAAAATACTTGGAAAGAAAATCATTTACTTGGCGAATCACACATGATAAAATCTAATATGCAATGGGAACAAGTAAGGTATATTGCATCAATGTTATATAATGTTAATTGCAATAAAAAAGCTCAAATGATTACACCAGATAAATTATTCCCTTTGCCTCAAGATGTCTATTTACAAAGAGGCAAACCAAAATCATCAAAAGATGAAATGATGGCATTTAAAAAATTATCTGAATCTAAAAAGCCACAAAAATAAGTGGCTTATTTTTTTTGTATTTTTGAATAAAATAAAATTACATGGCGGATAGTAAATTAAGAGTACAACTAATTGGCGATGCATCACGATTAACTGGTACGCTAAATAAAGCGAGTGCAAGGTTAAAATCATTTGGTAAAAACGTATCAGCTGTTGGAGCTAAAATGCAAAGATTCGCATTACCAATGGCATTAGCTGGTGGTGCGGCTATAAAAATGGGTGCTGACTTTGACAAGTCATTAACTAAAATAAAATCTTTGGTTGGGGTTGCTGGTGATGAGGTTGATAAGATGGGTAAAAAAGCCAGACAAATGGCTATTGAAACTGGACAATCTAGTACTGATGCGGCCAATGCTTTATTTTTTATTACATCAGCTGGTTTAAAAGCTGATGATGCAATGGATGTTTTAAATGCATCCTTAAAAGCTAGTGCGGTTGGTTTAGGTGATGTTGCCCAGGTTGCTGATGCGGCAACCTCAGCCATGAATGCTTATGGCCCAAAAGTATTAACAGCTACTGATGCAACAGATGTTTTGGTTGCGGCTGTTAGAGAGGGTAAATTATCTAGTGAGGAATTATCTGGCTCTATTGGTGCTGTAATACCTATCGCATCAAATATGGGTGTTACATTTAATGAGGTTGGTGCAACTATGGCGGCCATGTCAAGAACTGGTACAAATGCGGCAACAGCATCCATGCAATTAAAAAACATATTGATGTCTATTAATAAGCCATCAAAGGAAGCGGCTGATGAACTTGAAAAAATGGGTTTATCATCCAATATGTTAAAACAAAAAATACAAGATGATGGTTTATTATCTGTTTTAGAATTATTAAAATCAGAATTTGGCCAAAATGCAGATGCTCAAGCTAAAGTTTTTGGTAACTCAAGAGCTTTAATGGGTGTTATGGATTTACTTGGTAAAGGTATTGGTTCAACAAGAGAAATATTTGGCAAACTAAATAATGTACAAGGTGATACACAAAAAGCATTTGATAAAACATCTGATAGTGCAAGTTTTAAATTAACAAAAGCATTAAATACAGCTAAGGAATCATTTGCTGAAATGGGTTCTGTTTTACTAACTACATTATTGCCATTAATACAAGATATTACTGGACTTATTACAAGATTATTTAAAGCGTTTAATAACTTAGACCCAGGGATGCAAAAATTTATTTCAGCCGCTGGTGTTTTAGCTCTTGCCTTACCTACAATTATTGGTTTATTTGGAACATTACTATCAGCCATTGGTGCATTATTATCGCCAATTGGATTAGTTGTATTGGCAATTGCTGGTATTGGTACTGCAATTTATCAAAACTGGGAAACTGTTGGGCCAGTATTAGTTAAATTATACAACAAATTTGTTGATTTATATAATGGGTCCGAACTTGTTAGGGGTGTTATAGCGGCTTTAGAGTTTGCATTTACTGCCGCATTTATTAGAATGAAAGAGGGTGTCTCTCAATTAGTAAATGGTTTAGAAACTGTTTGGGCGGCTGTTGAAGCATTTGCGAATGATGAGAGTGTTATGGATGCATTAAAACAAGGTTTTGAAAATGGCAAAGAAATTTCAAAAAAAGCTGGTGAGGATATTGCCGATGCATTTAATAAAGGAATGGCAACTGTAATAAATGGTGAGTTGGAACATAAAACATTTGATGGTGTTACAAATGCAATGAAAAATGTAGCTAGTAAAACTAAAAACTTTGTTACTGGATTATTAAGCGGTAATAATTTTGGTGGTGCCGCTGGTGGTGATGGTGATGATGGTAATAAAATAAAATCAGTAAATGCAATAACAACTAAAGGGTCAACATTTGACCCAGTTACACAAATGGCTCAAGGTGCTAAAGAAGGTAATGTTTTATTACAAACTGAATTGACAAAATCAAATGCAATATTACAAGCTGATTTGGATAAGCGTAAAGAAAAAATGGAAAGGTTTAAGCAGTTAGGCCAACAAATGGGTCAAGAGGTTGAAGGTGCATTTGCTAGTATGGGTTCATCAATAGCTGAATCATTAGGAGCTGGTGAAAGTGCATTAGGTACTTTTGCTGGTGTTTTAATACAGACAGCAATGACATCCATAGGTGCCTCATTAGCTGGTACGATGGGTTCTGGTATGGAAGCGGCTGGGCAAACTGCAAAAGGTTTTGGTCCATTAGCGGCATTTGTTTTACCAGCATTATTAGCTGGTGCGGCTGTTGCTGTTAAAGGTGCATTTAGTAAAGTAGAAAAACCAAAGAAATTTGCCGCTGGTGGTATTGTATCAACTCCAACAATGGGATTGATGGGCGAATATCCTGGAGCTAGAAGCAACCCAGAGGTTATTGCACCATTAGATAAATTAAAAGGCATGATTGATGGTAAAGGCGGTCAGTCGGTACAAGTAGGTGGTTCATTTACTTTAAAAGGTCAGGATTTAATAGTGGCATTACAAAGAGCAAACAAACAACGAAATAGAGTTATATAATGGCGTATGGTGTAAAATACAGATTGGAGTTTTCCGATGATGCGGAAAATGGAAAAAAAATAGAAATATTAAAAAAAAATTATTCTGGTTCTGTTTTACCAATAGTGGGTCAAGCTGACCCATGTGTTATAAGCTGGGAAGGTGATGACAATTTTTATTCGCCAATAAAAGGTTCTCAATGTACATTAAATTTATTTGTAACTGATACAGTAAGTTATGATAATTTTTATGAATTTGATGAGAGAGAATATCAAGTAAAAATATCATATAAAGATAGCAGTAATAATTATCAAACATATTGGATAGGTTGGTTGGTGATTGACCAATTTAGAGAGGCAATTACAACAAAACCATTTCCAATATCACTAACAGCTTTTGATGGTTTGGGTACATTAGATGCCTACACAATGTATATAGATGATACAAGTGTTAACCAGGTTAATGCTAGAACCTATATTACACAAACATTAAATAATTTAGATTTAGAACTTGATATTTATGTAAGCCAAGATATATTTATTAGGAATCCTGGTAATACTGTATATTCATTATATGATGTTATGAATATAACACCTTATGCATTACTTAAGGATAAATATGATGTTAATACTGCAAAACATATATTAGAACAAGTTTTAAAAATATCAAATGCTAGGATTTTTCAAGCGTTTGGAAGTTGGTATATAATTAACAATTCAAGTTATTCGGCACAAAGTGTAAAAGATGCTAGTGCATCAACTGCTCAAGGTGGTACAATACCAACTAATATTAGGGCATCTGAATCTAGTAATTTAGTTAATAATGGTACTGAGGCAATAAAATTTATTAAATATAATTATCAAGGTACACATCAATCAACATCAACAGTTAATATGTTAAA